GTCATGAGGCCAAATCACAGGTATCCAGTCTCCACGGGCTTTGATTGATTGACCATGAACTAGAGGGGTTTCCCCAGACTTTCGGTAGATGTCATACACGTATGCAACATCGTGATCCCGATCATGAGCAATCCAAACAGCAGCAGTAGGGTGATCATATCCAAAATCAAGAGCACATATCCTCGACCAGTGTGCTGGTATGGCAAACGCCGGCCTTTTGATCTGTTCAACATCAACAGGAAAAACGAGACCGCTACCAAGTACGGGAATACCTTCAGAACGCATTTTTCTTTCATGCGGAGGTAGTGCTGCAAGAATCTCTTCTTTAACCTCATCATCGAGGTGTGGTGCGTCATCCCATGTGGCGTTATATAATTGCTGGTGCGGTTTTAAATTGTTCATGAACTGGGCAACCACATTGGTCATCCCAGATTCGGGCGTAAATGTCATAAAGGTCAGACCACCGCTTTTGAGAGAAGCACGTAATGCCTGACTGTAAATATCCTGCGGGGGTTCCTCGTCCATCCAGACCACATCGACTGCTTTCCCCATCCATGCCTGTTTCCCCTGCTCGTAAGACTTCATAAAGCATTTGGAATTTCTTCCTGACGCATGCTTTACAGTTACTGTCGAAATGGCGTTTGGTATTCCAGGCTGACGTTCCCATTTTATTATTGATTCCTTTGGTACTGCTCCTTTACCAAAATCCTCATCATCTCCAGGTTCCCCGAATAGTTCTGCTTGAACGATGTCTCTTGTGTTTGCTGTTGTATTTCCTGCTGCCCATGCCTTGATTGGTCCTTTAAACCGATAGCCTTTCCACCATTTGGGATATTTCCCTGTTAGGTGATATGCCATCTCTGCTGCGCCACAGAAGGTCTTTCCGGTCTTATTTGCTGCCATCAACAATCTTTGTCGTGCGAGTCTTCCATTGTTGTCTTTGGCTGCATGGAAATTATCCTGGTACTCATAAGGGTCATAGAATGAGAGTCTATTCGTGTCTTTGGTTTCAGTAATCTTTTCTGCAAGCTGGATCGCTTGTTCTAGCTTTTCGTGCTCTAGCATTACTGAATCATTCCTTGTTGAATCGCTTGCTGTTTAGCCCACTGGATCTGCCCTATCGAAGGAACTGCGCCCATAGACATCCGGTGCTTAAACTGTTGTGCCCATTGATCTCCTGTAACCGCAGGAACCAATCTAGGAGGTTCGGTAGATTCATAATTGAATCTCTCTGCATCTTTGTATGCAAAGACTCCCTGGAGTGGAGCCGTAAGCAGATTCAATCCCATTGAAAACATTGGAAGTGACCTAACTGGCCCTGAAGAGAAAACTTTATTAGCACCTTGATTTGCAGCAGTTCTTAACTTCTCCTGCTGAGTCATAAACGTATCTGTTTGATTTAATGCTGTTGCTGTCTTAGATTTCTCTAATTCAATATCCAGCGTCCCTTGTTGCTGTATCGGGAACGCACCCTTTGTATCAACCTCTCCAGATACCACTGTTGGTGGGTTTCTCATATCAAGCTGATCCTGTATTCCTCGTTGAGGATAATTAGGCTTTTCCTGTATCTCTGGAACTTCACCCCCATCAATTCCAAGGGTTAATTGTGTTGACCTCGAACCTGGATTGATATTGACGTTATGCGTTAATACATGAGACTTCCCATCAACTGTGACCGATGTTGTTTTTTGTGGAACAATATCTTTGGTTTCCGGTGCAATTACGGGTTCTCCAATTCCTGATTTTTTACCCGCTAATGGAGATTCTTTAATCCATTCTTTTAAGTTAACTTCCGGTTCCGGTCCTGTCACAAACTCTGAAATAAGACCTTGTGATGCCAGATGCGATACTGCTAACTGGTTAACATTCAGCTTCTTCAAATCCTGCTTGGACTGTTCGTATTGGGTATCCCTCGCTTCTGTATCTACTTTCTTTTCATCTAATACTTTAGTCCTTCCTATTGCCTGACCTTTTTCACGTTCAATCCAACTAGGATCAGTTCTCATTGCAGAAAGTTTCTTTTGTTCATCAATTTCTGGAAACGCAATAGTTTCTGAAGGTTTTACTTCGACAGAAGGAAGGTCCCAACTAGGCTTAAAACGTATGGCTTTAAGGTTTTTCTTTACTACAGTCTTTCCAGGGTCTTCAACTGGAGGATTAATAGCTTTCTGAGTTTGAGCACCACGCAGAACCAGATGGGATAGTATTGGATCTACCCCTCTTAACTGCTTAACCTGACCTTGCTGGAACTCCTGTAACAGTTTTGTAGACTCCTGATAAACTGCTTTATTCCCGATAACCTCTTCCTTGATCGGATTGTTGTATTTCTCTTTGGTCAGCTTTTGCTCATCGTCATCATAAAATTCAAAATCTTCTGTAAAATGCTGATGAACTACATTTTCATCTACTGGATTGGTTCCCGTTGCTGATGCAGCCTCAACCTTTTGAACTGCCGTTGCTTCTGCAAAATCATCACTTACTGCCCGTATTACTTCTTGTGGCTTATCTGCAACTTGAAATTTCTTTTCTTCTCCAGGAAGAATGCCCCTAGAGATGTTGTTATCCGATATATCTTCTCCTGACATGTGCTTACCAGGATCATATCCGTCATCTCGGAATCCTACTGTTTCATCCCAATGAATCGCATCGCCACCTCTAGGCTCTTTTCGTGCAAAATCAATAGAACGAGGATCGCTTCTTCTTAGTAAAATACCTTCTTTCGTTTCAACAACCTGACCCTGCATCTTTTCTAATTCATCATATTCCTCATGCGTCAAAGAAAAGCTACTTGCTGAATCATCTGACTTTGCAAAAAGCGTTGGGATTAAACGATCCTGAATAATATGCTTAAAGGCTTCAGGGTTGACTCTAATATTTCTGTCAAACTTCTTGCCTGTTATAGGGTTTGCTTCTAATTCACTTGTTCCAAATTCGTGATAACCAACCTGCACTGCTTTCTTCCAGGCTTTACCAATTGCCTCTTCAACCATCTCAAATGCCGTTTTAGACATTCCTGAAGATGACATTGAGGTAAATGTTGGATAACTGCCTTTAGAATCTGCAACCCATTGGTATCCCTCTGTTCCTAATACAATTTTTCCTTTACCACTCTCTATCTGCCTTGATCGTAATGGAATGTCTTTTTTCCTAAGATTCCCCTGCCTATCAACATATTCCACTTTTTTGGTTAAAGGCTTCCTTGATTCTGATGCAACCTTCCCAATCTTTTCCACCTGTTGCGACAAATACGCCATAATGGTCTTAATCTTGGACTCATCAATGTACCTTTTCTGCCCAACTTTCTTCGATTCTGACTTCACTGGCCCCGATTCTGCCTGAGATCCACTCATTCCCTCAATATCACCTGTCAATCCCTTGTATTTGATCGGTTCTAGGTTCTGATCTACCAAAATATCCGTATCAAACGGCTTTTTTAGCGGTCCTGCAAACTCTGCAATGACTCGACGATTCTGAACAGGCGTTTTGCTCCAACTTTTTCCACTTTTGTAGGAAAATTTCGTTAAATCCAAGGGTCCGGTGTTCTTTAGTATCGAACCCGACTCCTTCAATTCCTGCATGCGCCTTACATGCGCTTCAAAATCGTCCTGCTTTGCCATTAATAGCTCTTCTTCGTTAACAAAGTCCCACTCTTCTTCTTTTTGTGGCTATCAATCTTGTTCCTCGCTTTAGATACAAACTTGTAAGTCGCTGATCTGGCCTTTGCATAAGTCACTGCTTCGTTTGCCGTATCAAAAGACGCTATGCTTTGCCCTTTTTTCAAACCGACTGAAGGAATAACATGATGCTTCCCATCTATCTCCCAAGTCTGTAAAACTTCGTGCGCCATTTATCCCTAATTAACGACCTGAATTTCCTCAATCTGATCTGACACAGGCTTCCGAACCTGGACCTTCGCAAGTAATACCTTCGCTCCATCTGCTCCCACCAATGCCACCAACTGCGCTTCCATCTCTTCCACTGTCCGCTTAACCTCACTCTCGACTTCCACACCCCTGTAACCACTCCGATCCAGTAAATCCTTTGCTGCTTGAAATCGAACTGTCTCACTCTCTCCCCTCTCTAATAAGTTCTCCATGACATGCAACGCCTTCGGACCCACACCCTTCAACTTCTCCCTCGTTAACCCCTCTATCTCCTCCTTCAACTGACTCTTCAAGTTCCAAGCATGACTCCGTAACTTACGCTGATCCCCCTTATCATACCCCGCTGCCCTCGCAGCCTTTACCGCATCACCAGTCTCTACAAACTCCTCTACAAAAACCTTCCGCTTGTTCGACCTGATATGACTTAAATCCATTATCCTCCAATATTGCATACTACACATAATCAAACTTGACAACATACGCAATACTACTTTTTTATTTTTGTTCTATTCTTTAACACCTATTTCTCCCCCC